TGGCACGCACACCCTCACGCCGGTCAGCGCAGTGGTCAACTCAACTACTGCCACCATCTTCAGCAAGAGCCACGGCTACATCGTGGGCAACCGCATCCGCCTGACCGCCGGATCGTCGGCCGCCCTGGACGGGCATGAGTTCGATGTCGCCACCAAGACCGACCACACATTTACTATTGAGGTTCCGAGCGGCACGGCCAGCGACCTCACTGCTGGCTTGCGCCTGCGCCGCGTCAAACCCCCAATCTACTGGACCGGCACCGGCAGCTTCGTCCGCGCTGCGGCTGGCGTGCCCGCTGAAGGGCCGACCTACAAGAAGATGCGCTCAGTCGCTTGGGCGAGCTACATCCAGAACCGGCTCATCATCCCTGACGGCCGTGACCAGGTCGCCATTTCCGACTACCTCGACGCGGATCTCTACGACCCGTTCTGGCAGAGCTTCCGCACCGGCGCCGGCGGCGGTGACTTTGTCGTTGCCGTGCATCCTTGGGTGGAAGGCAGCGCCCTAGTGTTCTGCCGCAAGAGCATCTGGCTGGCCACCTTGGCGCAATTCCCAAGCACCAATGGCAGCGACTTCGCCATCGACACGGCGGTTGCCAAGCTGGAACTCGTCACCGACGAGATCGGATGCAGCGCCCGCAACAGCATCGTCACCGCTGGGCGCTTTGTCTTCTTCCTTTCTGACGCCGGTGTCTACCGCTTGGACACCCAGCTTGACTTGAAATTGCGTGGCGACACCAAGCCGCTCAGTGATCCTGTCGCCGACCTGTTTGAGCGCATCGACCAGAGCAAGGCGCAGCGTGCCTTCGGCATCTGGCACAACAACCGCTACATCCTCGCCGTCCCGACGCTGGACTCGCGCGACGACACCAACGATCTGGTCGTCACTTGGTCGGCCCTCAATGACCAGTGGGAAAGCCGCGACATCTACGGCATCGGCGTGGACAACCTAATCGTCGGCACCTACAGCGATGTCCGCCGCATCTTCAATGTCCGCCGCACCGGCAAGCTCTACTTGCTTGACGAAAAAGACAACGGCACCGACGACGAGCCGAGCGGCAGCAATGTCGGCCAAGTGGTCGGCACGATCAAGACCCGCCGCTACAACATGGGAACGATGAGCAGCAAGCGATTCACCCGTAGCCTCGCCGATGTTGTCTTGCCGGATGACGGCAGTATCACGGTCAAAGCCAACCTCATCAACCCCGACGCCGAGATCACCTTGGTGCCGGGGCAAAGCAACGACACCGGAGTCGGCGAGGACTACACACTCAAACAGCCGATCCGCCGCAAGGCGCACGCCGCAGAGTTAATCTTTGAGACCACGTCTCGGCGCCCCGAAATCCGCAACGTCAGCATCGAGGCCGCCGGCCCATCCAACCCGCCGACTGAGACAAGGAACGCAGCTTAACAACTAAAGAACAAAATCATGGCAACAGTAACCGCATCTTACAACTGGGTCTCAGGCGAGACCGTCACCCCCGCCAAACTAAACACGACCGCCGCGCCGACTGTGGTGGTCGCTGACAACGAGGTCACGACCGCGAAGATTTTGGACGCCAACGTGACGGACGCAAAACTTGCCGCAACGCTGAACTTGAGCAGCAAGACGGTCACGCTTCCGGCCACAATCTCTCTTCCGGCGGGAGCGGTGATGTCTTTCGCCATGAACAGCGCCCCCGCTGGCTGGCTGGCAGCAGACGGCACCGCCGTAAGCCGCAGCACCTACGCCGCGCTCTTCGCCGCCATCAGCACGACCTATGGCGCGGGCGACGGCAGCACGACCTTTGCGCTGCCGGATCTACGCGGCTACTTCGTGCGCGGCAGCGGAACCAACGGCGACGGCACGGAGGCAGGGACGTTCGGCGCTAAACAGGCGGATGCCTTTAAGAGTCACACGCACGGCTATACCGACCAAATCGCTGTCAGCAATGGACAGTTTAATGTAGCTGGAGGAACCGGACAGGACGGAGCAAGTGACCTTGCGCGAACAACGGGTTCCACTGGCGGCACCGAAACCCGACCAAAGAACATCGCCATGCTCTATTGCATCAAGTTTTAGGCATGACCCCATGGCAAAAAGCAAAAGCATGGTGGGACAACCACAGCACGCAGGACTTCTGGGACGCAGTCGGCGAGCATTTGTCGGCGGGCTATGTGTGGAACAGCCCAAGCTGCTTCATGCTGGCCAAAGCCTGCCGGTGGAACGCAGAGGAGCAACAATTTGAAAGCGGCGAGCCGAACACTTGGTTCGTCACTCTGGCTGCTGGCTCTGCTGGCACAAGCTGCGTGCGGGAGTGCCTTCGCGTGGCGCCGCATGCGCACCCCTATGTGGCCTGGTGCCGCAGGGGGAGCTTTGAGCCGCGAGTATACTCAATGGAACAACTAATGAAGAAAGTAGGAGGACAATAATATGGGTGGATCACCTTCAATGCCAGCACCACAACCGCTGCCACCGGCACCGGCGCCGATTGATTACGATAAGATGGCCGCCGCGAGCATTCGCGTGGCTAAGGCCCAGAGCGAAGAGCAGGAGGCGATGATCAAAAGGTTATACCCTGAGTATACCAAACTGCAGTTCGACACCGCCGACCAACTCGCCGGCAAGCTAGACAACGAATACCTCGCCCGCACGCGCGGCGTGGTTGGCGAAGAGCTGACGGCGGCGAGCACACCGAATGCTATCGAGGCGAGGCTCATGCAGGATGCGGAGTCGGAGCTGGCCCTTGGCCGCTCGCTCTCCCCGGAGCAGATGCGGGACGCCACCCAGTCAGCTCGGGCGGCCTTTGCGGCGCGCGGGCTTGGCACCTCGATGGGTAGCAGCGCGGCTGAGATTCTTAACCGGGATGCCTACGGCACCGCGCGGCAGGACCAGCGGCGTGGGTTTGCCGCCGGCGTGAACCAGATGGACCTTGCTCGCAGACAGCGGCGGGTTGGATTGGCTGGGGCTTATGGCGACCTTGATCCGTTTCGGCAGGCTATTGGGCCGGCGTTTGGGCTGGGCTCGCAGACGCTTTCCACCACGACCGGACAGGTGAACAGCATCTTCGGTGGTTCGCTGCAACAGGCGGGCAACGTGGAATCCTTCAACACGAATATGGCCATGAACCGCTACAACTCGGTGCTCAACAACAACGCCGCGCTGCAAGGTGCGGGCATGCAGGCGGGCGCGTCCAGTCAGGCCGGCATGATGGGCATGATCGGCTCGGGCGTGGGCGCGGCCGTGGGCATTGGCGCTATCGCAATCTAATGGAGCTAATCAAAGAGACTTGTCGGCAGGTGGAGCGTTGGCTGGATGCCAGCGTGAATCCGGTTGTCCTTTGGTCGGGCGGCAAGGACAGCACGGCGATGCTGCACCTCATCCGCTACGAGGTCGGAGCCAAGCTGCCGGTCATCCAGTGGCGCGAGCCCCGGTTCCGCAGCCGCTACGCCTTCAGCGACCGGCTGGCCAATGCGTGGGACTTGGAGATGTATGACTACGCTCCGCTGGACTACATGCTGACGGACGGCTTTGACATCGAGACCGGCGCCCCGCGCTTTGACTTTGTGAAGCTCTACCAGTTTGGACAGAAAGCCTTGGCCCTCTGCCTCGGCACCGAAGAGCCCAAGCCCGAAGAGCTGGCCAGCGGTCGCTACCTCTGCGGTCTGGACGCCCTGCGCCGGCCGACCGGGACGTTTGAGTTTCCTTGGGACAGTGCGTTCCACGGCCAGAAGTCGGCCGACGTGGACTTGATCAAGGGCCAAGTGCCGCTCGCCCAAGACGCCTTGGTGCAGGCTGGCGTGCCGACACAGTTTTATCCGATGCGCCACTGGTCGGATGCTGACGTGTGGAACTACCTTGAGGCGGCCGGCGTGCCCAACGACGAGACCCGCTACGAGAAGGCGGACGGCGTGTGGCAGCACCGCAAGGACAAGTCGGCCAACTCGGACTACTTTCCGGTCTGCTGGAACTGCGTGAACCGCCACCTCGGCGACACGGTCTGGTGCCCAAAGAATCAATGCGAGACGAACAACATATCTCATCTGGCTCCCTATGTGGACCTGACGAGCGAGGCGCAGGGGTTCCGCCCGACGTGGGAGACTTCGACTGTCAACGGTGTGGGGCATGCTGCTCTCACAAGTGGTCCTGGCCTGTCCTGCGACGAGACCGAAGCGATGCTGTCGGCATCCCGCAATGGATGCTGCGCGACGACTACCCATTAATGAAGACAACCAACAGCAGATGCGTGGCGCTGACCGGCAAGGTCGGCTGCGAGGTGGGCTGCTCAATTTACAACAACCGACCGAATGCCTGCCGCGCGTTTGTGCCGGGATCAACGCTGTGCCTTGAGGCAAGAGCGGCGGCAGGAATTAAATAAAAGGAGAACAAAACTATGTTTGCATTTAACCCAGGTAATGAGGATGAGAGTGGGAGAATTTTAGGAGGCGCCGTGGTGGGCGCAGCCAACACTAGAGCCAACGCGCAGATGAAGCTGGCGGATGACATTGGGTCGTCGCTGGTGAGTTTGGCCGGAGCCTTTGGCGACGCCGGCGAGATGGCATCTCAAGGTGATTCAGCCTACGAAGCCCTCGGCGCCATCGGCGAGATGTATCCCGGCATGAAGAGCACCTACGGCGCCCTCGGCAAGATGGACTCACGGACTCGCCGCATGGCGTCCATGAGCATCCTCGATAACCTCGGTGCTGTTTCGCAGCTCGGGATTGCTGGGCTGAACAACCAGACGCGCACAGCGCAGCAGGGCTTGTCGGCGCGGATGCCTGACCTGCGGAATCAAGCTGCAGCGCAAGCTCAGGTTGCCGGCGGCCAGGGCCGCGTTATGGCGTACCCCTCAAAAGTCAATATGGACGTAGTTCCAACCAACTAATCAACATGCCCCCACGCAACAACCAACTGCCCCCGCCGGTCGAGCCGGACCTCCCAGCCTTAGAACCCGGCGAGGAGGCCGTGCCTCTGGACGCCATGGACGACATGAATGGCGTAAGCGGAATGGACTACGGAACGCCGGACGATGTCTACAACGATGTCGCTGCTGAGCCATTGCCGCAGACCGGCATGGGCTTTGACTTCAATGCGCTCAACGTGCAGACCCGCGAGGACTTTGATGCGCTGCCATTGGAGCAGCAAGAGCTGCTCAAGGCGATGAAGCGGGGCGTGCAGTTCACGCCGGAAGGTGCGGCGCAGTTTGTACTCAAGCAGCAGGAGTCGCGTATGCAGCAGCAGCAGAAGACGGCCATGATGCAGGCCGATCCGGTGCGGCAGGAGCAGACGCGCAAGCTGAAGACTGAGGCGGACATCGCTGAAGAAAACCGAGCGCGGTCGATACAGAAGACGCTTGATACGGCGTCCTACATGGATGACTTGCTGGAAAAGACCAAAACTCACCCCGGGCGGCAATACGCCACGGGCAAAAGCAGCATCCTGCCAAAGGTTCCCGGCACGGCGCCGGCGGACTTCCAGGTGCTGCTTGACCAGATCGGAGGGCAGCAGTTCTTGCAGGCGTTTGAAACACTCAAGGGCGGCGGGCAGATCACCGAGGTGGAGGGCCGCAAGGCAACCGACGCCATGGCTAGGATGAACCCCCGGCAGAGCGAGGAGTCCTTTTTGCAGGGCGTCAGCGAGTTTCAAAACATCGTGCGTTCTGCCAAGGAGCGCGCCAGCACCAAAATCAAACCCCAAGATTCCCCATCAACGCCGGCCGCCCAAAGCGCGGCCCCGCGTCAGCGCAAAACAGTAGCAGGAACAACCTACGAAAAAGGAGCTGACGCAAGATGGTACCAGGTACGATAGGACTGACTGACAAAGAGCTGGCCGCATTGGAAGCGCAGCAGGGACAGCCGGAGATCACCACCGGGCTGGTAGATCGCCTTGCCGCATCCCCCGCTCCGGCTCAGGGCTTTACTGACCGGGAGCTTGATGCGCTGCCAGTGCTGGCCTCCACGCCGTTTGCCCGCGAGCGTGGCATTGCCCTACCGCCCGAAGCTCCCGCGGAGCCGGAGCCGATGACGGACTACGAGCTGAACCAGCTCGAGGAGGAAAACTACCGCCGCGTGGACTACATCATGCCGCAGGAGGAGTTCCGGCAGTACTGGACACGGCGGACGGAGGAGAACAACGAGGTCGGCCGTTTTATTGAAGGCGTGGGACAAGGCGCCGCGGGCATGCTCGCCATGATCCCCGAGGCCGGACGCGAGATCCGCGACGGCATGGTCGGCATGGTGACCGATCCGGTCAACCAAGTGCAGCGCAACGTGCAGACCGGCGCAGAAACTATCCGCAAGGCCGGCATCAACATGGTGCAGCTCTTTGACTGGGTGGGCAACAAGGTCGATGACGCCACGACCTGGGCGAAGCGGCGCGGGCTGAAGCATCAAGCATTGGCCAAGCGTCTTGAGCAGGAAGGCAAGCTGACCGGCGATGAGCTGCAGGACGCCAACATCATTGCCGCAGCGGCCAGCGAGGCGGACGCCATGGAGCCAACGCCGGTGGAGGAGGAAGAGGACTTCGACAAGGCTTATGATCGCTACCAGCGCGAGAAGTCGCTGGAGCAGGAGTTCGCAGGAGTGACAGATTTTCAAGTGGGTGCCAGCAAGGTGACGGCGCCAGCGACCAGCAAAGAGGCTTACCAGATCACCGACGAGCAACCCGCGGAGACGCTGTCGATGATCGGCTCAATGGCCCTCGACCCGGTCAACTTGGTGCCTCTGGGTGCGGGCGCGCTGAGCAAGCTGCGTGTGCTACGGCGGACGGCGACCCTAGCCGGCGCTCCGCTCCGAGGCGTGCAGCGTGCGGCGGATGCCACGGCAGACCTCGCCGAGCGGATGGAGTTTGGTATCAGCAGCCGCGTGCAGGACATTACCGGACTGACGGCCAAGCAGCAGGCGGCACTAGGCGCCGGTGCGGCCGGTGCGGCGGTCTATGCGGACGCAGCGGGCGGCGGGGGCAATGTGACCGCCGCGGTGACGGCCCTGGGCAGCGTGCTGCCGGGGCTGCGCTACGGCGGTGCGATCATCCGCAGGACCGGCGCGGCGGCGGGCGGTGCGGCGACCATCATCCGCGAGGCAGGTGTGGGCGGCATCGGCACGGCCCGGGCGGAAGCAGCGGCTGACTTGGCGCGCATGACGGCAATCCCTGAGCGCTACCGCAAATACTTTACAGGCTACGTTGACGGCACCGATAGCACACTCAAGCGGGTGGCGCAGGACGCTGGCAACCCCGAGGCACTGCGCCGTGTGGCTCGCTTTGCCGACCGCGCTGGCGTGACCACAGCGGCGCGCCTAGCTGATGACGTGACCAGCGGGGCAGTGGCGGCCGGGATCACCGGAGCCCCCTTTGCGGCCCTGCAGCCGGATGCCGAGCGCGCCGGTGAGGTCTTCGGCGGCATCATGGCCCTCGGCGGTGTCGGAGGACTGGTCGGCGGTGCCATAGGTCGCCGGAGCACGGCACCGGACGCAGACGTGGCTCGGATGATGGCCGATGTCTATGCGGTGGGCGGCAATGTGGATGCCCTCTCGGCGCTGCCGCATGCCTCACTGGACCGCATGGCGGCCATGCAGGGCGTGCTGGCAGGCAAGGTGGACTTTGTTCCTCTCAAGGCGGACGAATACCGGATGAACAAGGATGTCTCGGCGACCGGCGGCGAGTTGGCCGCGGGACTGTTCCTCGAGAAGGACGCCAACGGACGCGCCAGGGTCTTCATCAATCTCGACGCACGCAAGTCAGCCGGCGGTGTCGGGGCCATCGTGCCGCATGAGATTGGCCACGCCATCCTGACCAGCAACATTTTGGACGGTCAGCCGCGCAACGATCTGCGCAACTTGGTCAACCAGCAGTATGGGGCGGACGGCGTGCAGGCCCGCGGCCGCGAGTATGTCGGCCGCTTGGTCGATGGAGACATTCAAAACGGAACAACCGGGGAGCTGCCCCAAGTGCTCACTGAGCAGGAGTTCCGCGACCTTGAGAGCGGCAACAAGTCGCCGTCAGACATTGCCAAGGGCCGCAAGCTGGAGCCGAGCGAGCGCGAAAGGCTGATCAACGAACGCTACGAGGAACTGTCGCAGCGCAGCATTGAGCGCGGCGAGGACGCCCTGGACTGGGCGCGCGACGAGGTGATCGCCGAGACGTTTGCCAGCGAGGCTCCGGCCATTGACTTCCGCGGCATCCGCCGTGACGGGGCGTTTCCACGCTTGGCCGAGTCAATGCTGGCCGCCGGCGGGCGCGTGCTGGAGGTGATGGGTGTGCGGCTGGACGGCGGCACCGGCAAGATGCTGGACAATCCGTCTGTCCTCTTCCGCGACAACCCGCTCTTCCAAGACCGCATCATGCAGAAGCGTGTGAAGGAATATGTGCGCGCCTACGATCAGTACTTGGTCGGCCTCGAGGAGGCCGGCAGCGCAACACCCCGGGGCGTGGAGCTGGCGCGGAGCAGCCGCCCACAGGACATGGCTCGCAGCACACACGTCAAGCTGCGGGACGAGGGCCGCGGTGTCCTCGAGAATGACTTCCTGTTCCAAAAAGCGGACGGCACCTATGCCTACAAGCCGCAGCCGATCATCAATGCCGCCGAGGCCAACCGCGCAGCGCAGATCAAGACGCTGTACGATGCCAAGAAGTTTGTGCCGGTTAACTCAACCGAATTCGGCAAGCGCAAGGTCAACGGACGCGAGGTGATAGGCGGGCCGGTGCTGCCGCCGCAGTTTGACCTCTTCACGCAGTTCCCGCAGCACGTCCGCCAGTTTGCCCGGGGCATGGAAGCCAGCCGCGCCGAGGGCGGAAGCTGGGACATCGACTACAACGCCATTGGCACCGGATCAAGTGGACGCTACCGCATCACCAACATGGGCAACGTGCGCGCTATCCAGCGCGAGACCGTGCCGCTCGGCTGGCAGGTATCCAAGGCCAACCATTTGCTGGCCGTGGCTATTGACCTCAACGCCTTCCGCGCGGCGACCATGAAGGCAATCAACAGGGGCGAACTCGGCATTTTCAACAACGACATGAAGCAGGTCGAGGCTGACCTAAAAATTCGGCTGGCCAATCACCGCGAAGGCCGTCCCGGCGAGGCGACCATTGGTCAAGCCAAGCGAGACATCCTCAACGGACTTATTGGCACCGGCACGGCCGTCCAGCGCGCGGCCAATCCCCTTTACGCAGAGTTGAACCCCAAGGGCAGCCTGCGCACTTGGCGCGTGGACCGGCTCAACGATGCTAAGTCTACCGGACGCACCGGCTACTTCTTCGATTACGACAAGGAGAACAACAACCGCATGCCCCAGCAGATCCCGCGGGGGGCTCAGGGGATGCCGGATGTGGGCTATGGCGAGCGCGCAGACATCCCGCTTAACGAGCGAGCCAGGCGCGCCGCGTTTGTCGGCGCAGACGGCCGTGTGGTCAGCACCAACAAGCGTACGCACTTTGAGACCAACGAGGATCTTGGGCCGGACTTCTTAGCCATCGGCGCCGGCAGCATTAGCGAGGACGGCTTCTTCCGCTTTGGCTCAGACACCATGGACAATCCCATGGGAGAGACGCCGAGCGAATCGCGGGCCGCAGCGGCGCGCCATAACCGCGAGGTGTACGATAGCGGGCGCCGGCCGTCTGAGCTGTTGGAAGATCCCCCGGGGCTTGAGCGTGGCGGGGCGCGGCGTGGGCAGGCGATGCCGGATGCGGAGGCTCGTTCAGGCGCCGTCGAGACCCTTGACCAGCTCAGGCGCTCGCAATTCATTCCAACAAAAGTTGCTGCGGAGGTTGTCGGGGGATTTCCTGAGTATCTTCGCCCAGTCGCGCAATTCATCACCGACCAGCGGCAAAAACTTGCCAACGGTCAGATGACCCGGCGCGACGTGATGAAGGCTTATGCCATGACCATCGCCTCGCAGGGTTCTGGCGCCCGGGCCGTTGAGGTCATTGCCAACAACGTGGCCAAGGATGGCGTCCGGTTCCGCCCATCGAAAGACTTTACAACGGCGGACAAAAAGGGCCGCGCAGCCATCCGTCCTGAGGAGGCCGCGGCGTATTGGCTTGGCACCGACGCCGGGCAGAAGGCTCTAGACAACTTTGAGGCCGGCCGCTTTAGCCCAGACGACTGGAAGGAGCTTGTCGCCATTCGCAAAGCATACGGGGATGACCGCTTCAACAACCTCGGTGCGTTCAACCCTGACAACATCCGCACAATGGACAAGGTGCTGGCCGACTTAAACGCCAGCCGCGCGGACACCGGCAAGGTGATGGACGCCGTTCAGCAGCTCCGCGGCATCAAGACGGGCAAGAAGGGATTTATCGCGCACCTGCTTGGAATCGGCGACGTGCCGACCATTGATGCGGTCGAAATCAACTTCTGGCTGACCGGCAAAGCCGACATCGGCAAGCTCAACACGCGCAAGGCAACGCTGGCGCGCAGCGTCAAGGAGTCAATAAGCGACCGGCGCGTTAGCCAAGAGATGTTCCGGCGCATTGACCAACGAATCAACGCCTTGCGGGACGAGGTTCCGGGCGGGGCAAGCATTAGCCAAGAGGTCTGGTCGCACGTCATGCACCACTGGCTCTGGGACAAGTCGAAAGGCATTGAGACAACGCATGAGGGCATGTACCGGGCGCAAGCGCAGTTTATGCCCGATGTGGCGGTTAACGACGAAGGCGGGGCGGTGTGGCGAACACTGCAGGACGCTCCTGTTATCACACTGAAAGATCTCAAGGGCCGCAAGGTATTCGCGGCGTTTGCAGACCTGACAAGCGCCGGCAAGATTTACCGCGGCATTGACTCAAGCGAGATTGCCGTCCCGGTTGAGACGCACGGCGGACCTGAGTGGCCATTGCTGCAGGCTGAGAAAGTCGGCGAGGAAACAAACGTGTGGTCAAACCAGGGTGCTGGTGTGTCGGCCATCAAGGCGCGCCGCGCCAACGAGGGGGCCATTATGCTCGTCGCCGCAATGGATAAAAACGCGCACGTCAGCAACACCGAGACGGCAACCGCGGTGATTGCAACAAATGCAGCGTATGCTCGCGACGGACGCATCACGCCGGAAAATTTGGCCACTCTCGACAACTCCATCCGCAGGGAAATTGAAGATTTTCCCGGCATTGAATCGCCGAGCATCATGGAATACGTCAACAAGCTGCCGTTTCAGGGCGCCAAGAGTCGCGCACGCATTGCTGAAATCCTTGAGTCAAAAAAATCGCAGGATCTTGGCGCGCCTAACGTGCAGCGCATTTTAGATGAGGTGCGCTCCGACCAATACGACGGGCTGCGCATCGGTGATGCTGTGCTGGCTATCGAGCTGACGCCCGGGGCTACCGCGGTAAAGCTCGGTGAGCAGGGCACGCTTAAACATCCTTCGTATCAGTACGGTTTGCGGGGCCGGGTAATTGGACGGTTTGCGCGCCCCATCAACATCAACTCAATTTTCGACGACTTCTACGCGCAGCGTCGCGCTGATGGCAAGCCAGAGCTTGGAGACCGACGCGCCTTTGACCTAGCCAAGCCAGTGCAAGAGATCACTGACGCCATCGCGTCGCGCATTCCCGGCACGCCATACAGGTCGTTCCGCTCGCCGCGGCATGCGCAGCTGATCAATATCGCCAAGAACGACAGCTGGAAGTCGTCCGAGCAAACCGTAAAAGCTGGCGGCGTATCACCGGCGGCATTTATCGACGCACTCAACGCATCGCCGGCGAAGCTGGCCCTTGATCGCTACACGCTAAAAAGCCTGCAGGAAAAACTTGAGGCCGGCGACATGTCCATTTACCAGCTCGCTGACGCTCAGGTGTTCTTCGGCATTAAGCAGGGCGACCCCGCTTCTGCCTACGGTCAAGACCCCGCGGCCTTTGGCTTCGGCCCTAACGAGAAGACGCTTTCGCTAGTGCTTAACAACGAGCGCAAGACGGGCGGAATGGCGGACGCAGTGGTTATTAAAGCGCTGCAGCTAGGCGTCACGGCGCTCGATTGCTTTGCGGTAAAGTCGGAGAAATATCCGAAGGGCATGCTGCCAAAACTTTATGCGTCATACGGATTTGAGCCTACTGGGAACATCCCGTTTGACCCGTCCTTTTACAGCAAGTTGGAACTTGCAGACCTAAAGAAATACTGGAAATCTATTGGGTGGGATGAAGGCACTGGCCTGCCAGAAATCACCCTAATGAAATGGAGAGGAAACGATGAACTTAGAACAAAAAGCCTACGAGAAATTATTGAGCAAGGTGGACAAGGTGTTCGGGGAAACCCTGGACAAGTTGTCGCCGACACAAGAAGCCGTCGTAAATCGGCTGCTGGATCTGTCGGTCGAGGAAAGCGGCGGACCGGACAAGGTGACGCTGGCGCAGGTGCAGGGAGTCAAGGAGATGCTGGAGGAGGAGTTCGGCTTAGCCGCGGCTTCCTAGACGCCAACACTGAGCTGCTTTCTCTTTCGCCCGCGGAATTGCGCAACCTCGGAATAAAATAGCTCATCCGGCACGCCCGGAAGGAGACTAAGGGTCAGCCACGGCTGGCCCTTTCTTTTTGCCAGACTCCGCGCCAGAGTGGCAATCCTACACAGTAAGTCGGGGCATTTTCAGTCCTCTGCTCTGCCAACTGAGCTACCTAGCCGAATCCCTCTTTTCTCTGTAGAACAGAGCAAATCTTGTGATTTAGTGCTATCTGATTGCACTTGGTTTGACCCATTTTCTGTCAGACTCTGCGCCAACTTTTGCCAGACGCCTTGGCAGGGTTTGACCGCCGTGCTATTAGTCACGGTATGGATACGCACAAAATTCAAGCGGCTGGGCTGACCGGAAAGCTCTATCAGGTCAACGACTCGCCGCGGTGGCAGCTGGAATTCCGACACCCGCACACCCGGCGCCGGCTGCGGATCTCGACCGGCCTGCGCGACCTGGTCATGGCCAAGGAGAAGGCCAAGGGCATCTTGGTCGATGCCGGCCGCGAGGGTCTGGCGGCGCTGCAGGCGCACCAGCAGCGGGCGACATGTAAGTCGATTGGTGAGGCGATTGACCATTATTTGAGGGTGAGCAAGATTGCTAGTCGGCACAGCAATGTCAACCGCCTACTGCGTCTGCTCCGCGGCACGCTGGGCGGAACTAATGAGCAGGTGCGGGCCAAGCCGCTGAGTGTGCTAACCCCGGCCTTGGTGGCCAAGTATCTAGCCGACTGGAAGGGCAGCATCTACACGCTGAGGGGCGTGCTGGTGTCGGCCCGCGCCGTGTTCTGCCACGCACTGGACTGGGAGGGCTTTCCGCTGCCGGAGTCCTTGGAGAAGTTTGCCAAGACAACCAAAGGGATGCGCGCCCCCTCGCCCACCTTTGAGCGGATTGCTCCGGCCATACTTGATGGCATGGACCGGGCGAGCAAGCAGCGGGCACCGGCCATCCGGCGGGCGTTCCTCTTGACGCGGTATCTCGGCATGACGCCGAAGGAGTGCTCGCTCTGCCGCAAGGCGTGGATCGAGGAGCGCAACGGGAAGTTCGTCATGGTGGTCATCGAGCGTGACGGCGTGACGCTCAAGACCGGCAGCAAGCGCGGCCGCGCCATGTCCATCCCCGAGTGGATGGCCGCGGAGCTGCTCGCCGCGGAGGACTTTATGGTGGACGGCAAGACCCCGGGGCGCCGGAAGTTCTTCATGGAGCGGATCTTTAATGCCTTCGTCCGGGAGTTCCTGCCGGATAGGCGCACGGCCGCCTACGAGCTGCGGCGGCAGGCGGGCTCGGATATCTTGAACGCGACCGGCAAGATCAGCGTGGCGCAGCACATGCTCGGCCACAGCTCCCCGACCACCACCTCGACCTGGTACGCCGTCTATGACCGCGAGGTCGACATCGCAGGCGTCTGGTCTACTGAATCGCCAGCGGCGCCCGCTCCTAGACCGGCGGGTTGAGCTGCCGGATTGAGGGTCATTTGAACGTGAGCAGGCCAAGCCATTCGGCGATGGCGGCAAGGATGGCCATCGCGCCAACCGTTGCCAGCACAACGTAAATGAGAGCTTTGCGGCTGTGATAGCTGCCGATTTCTTGTCCGCAAATCGGACAGGTTTCCGGTTGTTTTTGTTTCGGTGCATTCATTGTGTGACGATAAGATCCGCCTTCTTCGCCGGCTGCGGCGGCGCCCAGGGCAGCGTGAAGACCGTCCTCGAGGGTATCCGCTGACCGGGCCACCAGATCTTGGTAGACTTCAGCCCTCCGGTGACCGGCACGGCGTCGATCATGGTGAGCAGCGGCCCTTTGAACCCGCCGTCGCTGTCTGCGGGGATCATCACAACGCACGGCGTGATGCCGACCCACTCTTCGTTGACCATCACCATGCATCCGGTGGGAATGCTGTGGACAGCCATGGCTCGAGCTTTGGGTGCGGTGGGCACAAAGGGCTTGGGCTCCGGCGTTGTTGCACAGCCGGCCAGCACCACCACCGCCAGAGGAGCGGCGTATCTGACGATGGTGGCGATGGAGCGCATATTAGGACGCGGCCTCGGGTGGCAGAACATAAAAATTGCGCTGTGACAGGTACGATTGATAAACGGCGCCGCCGACCGACTTCGCCTTGCGCTCGGCCTGGGTCCGGTTGGCGTAAGTCAAGGGCCAGTCGTGGCGCGCGGCAAGGACTTCCACGCCGGTTCTGGGTAGCTTAAAGGTTAGGTGTTTCATGTGGTGTGTGGGTGCCCGGGGATTGGACCCGGGCGTTGTTTTGGTTAGCTATCAAGCCACTCCTCAAAAGTTTTGAGTGGCGCGCCGCCGCGGGTGATGTCTCCTCCGTTGCCGTCGTTTGCGTCTTGGCGGTAGCACCGGTAGCGGTCCTCAAGCGTGCCGTTGTAGCGCGTGATGGTGATCTGCGGCTGAAAGGTGCCGTCTCGGTTGATTCCTGTGTTCATGTTAAGCTCCTAGTTCCTTGGCTAGTTGTTGGTTGTATTTGCTGCACGCCTCGGACGCCTCGCGCAGTGTTTTGTGGCGACCGAGGATCTCGGTGCCGCCGATGCCGCGGACAATGACGTAGTCATCTCCGGTGTAGTGGAAGACCGCGATGCTGCTGCGGACTTTGCTGCGATGTGTGGTGTATTTCATGTGGTGTGGTGGTTAAGCTGCGACTCGGTCGATGTAAGACTTGGCCGCCGATAGCGTTGAAACAATTTCGATAGCCGTTGACGTTTCCGGTGACTCTCCGGCTGCGTACACGTTGTATTGGCTGCCGCGGATTTCCGGGTCGCACAGGTAGTCATTGCTGACTTTGGTGATCAGGTGATTGCGGTAGATGCGGATCGGCGCGCCGGACTTCGACTTGCCGATGATTTTTGCTGTGTGGTTTTTCATGTGGTGTGTAGATGCTGTTGGCATCTGCACGCACTTTAGTGCATCTGTGTGCATCTGCAAGCATTATTTGCACACTAATGCAAAATAGTTACTTCTCTCTGTAAACCAGCGACTTACTGGAGCAGTTTTTCGACCTTGGCGGCCACAGTGCCGACGTTGCGCAGGATCATGGACCGGAATTGCTCGGTCATTGGTCCCCCGAAGGCGTCTTCGAGGTCCATGTAGAATTCCAAGGCAACTCCGGTGTACTTCGCCGAGGTCAGGTGCGCGGCCGGCGCGCGACGCTGCAACCGAGCGTGTGCCTGGTCGCTAATGTTGGCGAAGACGGCTTTCCGCGAACTGACAAGCCGCTTCGGTTTTTTTGTGTTCATGCAAACAGGCTCCAACGCTTGCCGACAATTGTCAACTAGGGTCATTTGCCCATGCCCGAAAAATAGTGCTTGCGTCTGTTGGCAGTTGTTGGCATTGTGAGTGAAATCAATGCAAGCCCACCTCGCGCTGATAGTCCCCTGCCCTGCGCATTGTCGTGCCCTGTGTGCCTACAGATGCCTACACTCTCTATGACAAACACACCACAACTGCTCACCATTCGGGACGCGGCTTCGGCCCTCCAGGTGAACTATGCCACGGCCCGCAAATGGGTCTTAGACGGCCGGCTGCCGTCCATTGCCTTGGGGCAACGGACGCGCCGGATACCTGCTGTTCAACTCGCCAAGTTCATCACGGCGAACACCACGGGAGGCAACTAAATGAGCGCGCTCGAAGCACTCTCCTACCTCACCGATGCGACCTTCGTGTCGCTCGTTGTCCTGCTCGTTGTCGGCTTCGTTGCCTTTAATGCCATTAACAAGATTGGAGGCCGACGATGATCGACCTGCGCGTGGACCAACCGTACGCACCGGAGGCTTTGTGCGAGTGCGGCGACGCCGAATGCCTGGGCGATGCCAAGTGGCTTGCCGAGGCGACCGCGGACATCGCCATACAGCTGGCCGAGCAGGCTCCGGGCCTTAACTCGCCGCTGCTGCGGCTGGCTAAGGAGCGAAACGCAGCACGGGAGCTGGTCAAGAAGCTGCTCTACACGGCGCACCTCGGCGACGACTCGCAGGATAAGTTCGATGCGTTGTCCGAGGCGCACAAGGCCGTCTTCCAGTGGAAGGGCGGTGCCAAGTGAAGCATTACCCAGGTGCGTGGGCGCCGTTTTTCGGCAGCAACGTCTACTGGCAGCGCGACCAGCTTCGCGAATTGTCCGACGACCTCATCGATCATTGTGGCGAGCTGCTGACCGAGATCGAGGAGGCCCGGCCATGAGCTACGAACTCGGAGACCCGGACGACCGGTGCTGCGACGAGCAGCGCGAAGCTGACATCTGGAACGCCGCTGAGGATGCGTGCGGCCGGCTTGGCATTCCTTTTGACCCGGTGCTTGAGGGCTTGGTCGAAGAGGAGGCCGAGCTGATGGAGGCAACCACATGACCGCACGGACCACCGACAACACATCCTTCTGGCGCCTCGTGCAGCAATATCTGCGCGCCGGCACCAAGGACAACAACGGCGCCAACCCACTGGTGCCATCCGAGGCGATGCTGGCCATCTGCCAGCGCATTTCCAACAAGACCAAACCATGAGCACCAATACCAAGAACCAGACCAACCGCATCCTGCGATACCTTCGCACCGGCCGCGGCATCACCCCGCTGTCCGCCTTCACCCGCTTCAAGTGCATGCGCCTCGCTGCGCGCATCGAGGAGATGCGTGACGCCGGCATCCGCGTGCGTAGCCGGATGATGAACCGCAACGGCAAGAGGTTTGCTTGCTACCGGCTGGCCTGATGAGCCGGGTCGTCAACCGCGAGATGGAGACCTGGGTCTGCAATGACTGCGGTCACATCGTCCTCAAGACGCGCAAGCATTGCCATCAGTGCGGAGGCGACGAGCCCAACTACGATTACCTAATTGAGTCAAAGACTAGCTCCATCACTGGCATGGCGCGCAACCCCTACAGGCATCATACCGATGACAGCTAGCAAGCTCTGCGCATGGCAGATCGAGGACGACATCTGGCATGTCCAGAGCCGCGACCCTTGGCTGTCTGGCGTGCTGCTGGATATGGGCATGACGAAGATCGCGCGGGCGATCAAGGGGCCGCATTTGAATATCTTTGAGACTGACCAGGGGATTGAGCCGGTGAGGCCGCTGTTGAGGCGGCACAGAGGGAGGATTTTACGATGAAGGACTGCGCGCACGTTCCAGAGCTTGGCGGCCAGCAGTTGCCTGCAGCGGCCAAGGTGCGGCCGACTATTGAGGAGCTGCGGGAGTATTTGGATTACGAGCCGGAGACTGGGGTTTTGCGGTGGAAGAAGCCATTAGGGCAACGAGCGCGGGTCGGACAAATTGCCGGCAGCCTTTCTGCTACTGGCTATTTATACATTCAATTAAAGGGCACACAAATGGCGGTGCACCGAGTTGCCTTTGCCTTGCATCACGACCGCTGGCCGCACCCTGTTTGCGATCACATTGACGGCAACAAGCTAAACAACCGCGCCAGCAATCTGCGCGAATGCTCTGCTCTCAACAATCAGCACAATCGACGCGTTTCACGCAACAACTCAAGCGGCGTAAAGGGCGTTTACAAGATGGGCGATAGATGGCGCGCGAATGTGAAATATAACAGAAGAACTCACAGCAGGGTTTTTCTCCTGTTAGAAGACGCCGCGGCCTACGCCAAGCAACTTCGCGAGCAACTCCACGGCGAGTTCGCCAGACACGAATAATATGGCAAGACCCAAAACAAGATCAAAGCCCAAGGCCGGCGGACACCGCGTCAAGATCATCAAGGATGTCGAGGGCAAGGAACTGGTCAGCGTCCAAGGCCACACCGGCGAAGATGTGCCCCCGGGCAAGGCGTTGGCCATCATGGAGGCGCATGTCGCTGGCATGCCCGCCACGCGCATTGCTCGAGCCTATAATACGTCCTATCACACGGTGATCGCGCTGATCCGCAACCGGCCGGAGATGCTCGACAAGGCGCGCGTCACGGCTGCCAACAATTGGAAGACTTTAGCAGCGGTCGGCACGGCTGAACTCCTTGACCGTGTGCCGGATATGAAAGATCACGGATTGGTTATCATGTCGGCTGTGGCAAGCGAGAAGGCCGAGCTGCTGTCCGGTGGAGCGACCCAGCGTGTCGAGCACGTCATGGCGCCCGCGGCTGACGAGTGGCTGACGTTCGTGGCTGGGCTTAAGAGGCGTGAGGATTCGGTGGATATACCGTTTCAACCGGTCAGCGGTCCCGAGGCCGGCGCTCAAAAGGCTGCCGAACTGCCCGCACCTGGCACCAAACCTGACGACTCCAAAAACTGGACCCTTGAGGATGAGTGACTTACGCTATAACTCAATACAATGTAGAACATGTATAATGGCACAGTCATCTATCACATTCTACTGTAGGACAGGGGTGGCGGGGGTCGGCCATTCTCAATTTGTTCAATACCCCCCACCGATTCGGCCTCCCAGAATTTTTCACAAAAAGCCATGCTAACCATCGCCGAAGACTCGCCCGAATACCTGTTTGACGTCAAGGGGGTTACAGTTCCGGTAATTCTGCCGGAACACGATCCCATGGGCAACGATGGCTCCTACGAAGAGCTGTGCATGCTGACAGCCGCTAGGGAGCAGGGCTACGTCACATGGGTTCCCATTGGTCACAGTCAAAAGGCTGATGCCATTATCTGGCGCCCACCCTATCGGCCAATAACCGTGCAGGTTAAGCGCGCAGCGTTTCGCCAAGGCGGATGGAGGGTCCACGTTGCTGCGAGCCGCGGCGGGAGCCAATTGGCCAAGGCCAAACACGATGGGCGCGAGTTGGATAAATACCAGCGATACAAGATCGGCGACTTTGATGTGCTTGCGGCCTTTGTCCCACCGGCCAAAGCGTTTCGATTTTACCTACTTAGGGACGTGGCCGATCAAGGCACCGTGAGCTTCCGCGACCTCTCAACCCTCAACAACTGGCACGTCATCGAGGACGCGCTGAAGCACAACTTATGATCAACGAACTAATCAAAAAAGCCACCGACACCTTCAGAGGGCAACCCGAAGCCACCCCTGGGCCACCGCCTGCAGCCGCCCAAGAAACCGCCCCCAAGCCCACCGGCGCCCCCTTTGCTGTTGGCGAGGAGGTCACCGCGGCCGTCTCAGTGAAGTCCTGCCCCCACCCTAAGATGCTCTTCATCCTGCCCCCCGGTTTCGATGGCCCCGCCGTCACTTACGTCCAGACCAAGGAAGACTGGAGGACCAACGACCGGATCAAGGTCCGCTTTGCCAGAGTCCGCCCGGACGGCACCCTTGAGTTCGACGGCCCCAAGGGCGCCCACCGGAACAAATTTGGGAGGCGCGGCTGATGTCTGTCGCTGCCACCAACTTTGTCTGGTACGTCAGCACCGTCGAGGGCTCCGACCGGCTTGTCCTGCTGGCCTTGGCCGACTTCGCCGACGAGGACGGCAACTGCTTCGGCTCCTGGGGCAAGCTCTGCCAGAAGACCCGCCTGTGCCGCGCCACGGTCGCCAACAGCCTCAAGCGACTCCGCGATGCTGGCCACCTAGTCATGGTCGAAAAAGGCCACCGCAAGCTGGCCGGCGACGGCGCCGAGGCTTCGATCTGGAAAATCCCCGGCGTTTCCGAGATGGGTCTAAAACTTAGACCGGTCCAAGATTTAGACCCAAGTGGTCTAAATGCTGGACCCAAGTGGTCTAAACGCTGGACCCAAGTGGTCCAAGATTTAGACCCCAACATAAAGAAACATAA